CCGCGTCGATCCCGCCTTGCTGAACATCCACGAGCAACTGGGTCGCTTCAACAACGTCGATCCCGAGCCGGTCTGCCAGTCGCCCGGCGGCCTCTGCGTAGGTCTCAATCGAGTCTGTGTCGAAGCCTTCTTCGACGAGCAGGAGCATCGCCTCGCGGGCGTCCTCGGCCTTCTCGGCGACACCCTCCAGCTTCTCTTGTGCGGCGGCGAACCGCTGCACGTCGATCCCTTCGCCGAGCGGAGCCTGAGCGAGGTCCCGCCCGGCCTGCTTGAGGCGTTCGGCGTCGGTGTAGATTTCCCGGAAGGCGAAGCCGAGCGCCGCCACGACGGCGATCACGGGTGCCCAGACGACGGCGATCCGGGCGACCGTGGAAATCATGCCGGGGAAAATCTGGCTGATCTGGGAACCCTGCTGGATCAGGACGATGAACGGGTTCTGGCCCGACGCCAGCGACACGAAAATATCGTTCAACTGGAAGCTGAGGTTGGAGAGTTCATTCGGCTTGAGACCGAACAGCCCGTTCGTCCGCTGGCCCCCGCGACCGAGCGTCGTGTTGATCCGACCGAGCGCCCCAGAGGCCCGCGTGGCCGCTGCTTCGAGTCGAGCCTGCTCCCCTGCCAGATCGGCGGTGTTGATACCGGCGGTACGAAGCTCCCGGCTCAGTTGCCCGAGCTTCGCTTCCTCCTGATTAAGCGCGCGCCCGGTCTGCTCCAGCCGGGTCTCGGCCTGCTTGAGCGAATTGGCAAGCTGCTCGGTCGGCTCGTCCGCAGCCGCCATCGCCTGCCCGAGTCGCTGCACGTCAGCCTGAGCCGCCGCGAACTGCTGCCGTGCGCCCGCCGTAGCGGCTTCCTGCTGCTGGAACGTATCAACAAGGCCGCCCTGCCGCAGGAGAGCCGCTGAGGCCGCCGCAAGCTGGTTATAGGCGTCGTTCAGGAGACCGACGTTCTTGACGCCATCGGCAGCCGCGACATCGGCCTTCTCGATAGCCGCCTCGACTCCGCCGAGAGTCTGGAGCGCAGCGTTGCCGGGGTCAATGATCGCCCGGAGGCCAGCGGCCACTTGTTGCGAACTGATTACCATGGACTGCCCGACTTCAACGAAGCGGGAGACATCGCGGCTGGCTTCGGCGGCCTGCTGCCCAACTGCACGGAAACCGGAGAGCGCGGCAAGCTGATTGTCGGCGACTTTGACGGTCTGGATCGCGTCGGCGAACAACTGGACGAACCGGCTGGCCTGCCCGAGTCGCTGAGCCTCGGCGATCTTGCGCTCGAAACCCTGCTGGGCCGCGAGGTTCGCTTCCTCCTGCCGGGCGCGAGCGATGTTGCCCGCGTAGCCGTCGATAGCCGTGTTGACCTGCACCAGCCCTGCGCCGATCTGGCGGGCGGTGTTGACGATCCCGGCCTGCGCCTGATCGAGATTGTTGGTCGCGACCCCGGCGCGTTCGAGGACCGTGATCTGCTCGGCGAGATCGACCTTGTTCTTCTCGACGGCGGCGCTGGTCCGGGTGACGGCGACCTCAAGCCGCTGCATCCGATTCTCTTGCGCGGCGGTCGCCTTACCGGCGGCTTCGACTTCCGCCTTGAGCGCGGCGAGATCGGCCTTCGCCTTGTCGGCGGCAGCGCCAACCTTGTCCGAGGTCGCCACCAGCCGGTTGTAGGCGTCGATCTGCCCTTGGATGGCGGAGAGATCGCGCCCGGCAGCCGCAAGGGCCTCCTGCGTCCGGCGAAGCTCCTGCAAGCTGATCTCGCCGCGCTCGGCCTGCGCGATCTGCTCGCCGATCTTCGTGTTCAGCGCGTCAATGTTCGCGGTGACTTGCTGAAAAGAACGACCCGTAGTCTCGCGAGCGGAGATCAGCAATTCGATGTCGCGGCGGGTCGTTGCCATAGCCCTCAGTCCTCAAGGTCTCGCAGGAATTTCTCGTAGGCCCTTATACCCTTTTTGCCCCCCGAGAAAACTGCTGATCCGACATGCTGGTCTGCCACCATGCGAAAAGCCATTTCCCGGCGCTTGATGACCCTCAGAAGCTCGCTTTCGTTGGCGAGCTTGCCGAGGGCGTATCGGTGCGCGTCCGGGTGGCCGTTCGACTTTAGGTAGCTGACGGCTTCTCGGAGGTTGCGATAATAGTCTGCAAGGACGACATCAGGGGGCCGGGCTTGAGACCGTTTGCCTCTAGCAGGCTTGCCACGACCCCCAAGGCTTTTCCCAAGTCGATACCCCCATCTTCGGCGGTAAGGATCGCGATGGCCTTGAGGGCTTCGATCTGCTTGACGAACGAGAGTCGGCGGAACTTCTCGACATCCTCGGCGCTGGTGGCCTCGGCGCAGCGGGAAATGATTTCCACCGCCATCGTCGGGAAGTCTTTGACGATTTCCATGACCAGATCGGCCACGGCGCTTTTCTGGACGACGCCCTTGGTCGCGTACTTCGCGACGGTCGCCTTCATGTCCTCCAGATAGTGAACGGTCAGGAACGTGATGTCCTCTGAGTTCATCCCCCGGACGGTGAAGAAACCGCCCTTCGACCCGACCTCGATTCGGGTCATCTCAATATCAAAACTCGCAGCCATATCGACTCCTCTGGCATAGAAAAAGGGGCGACCCCGGAAGGAGTCGCCCCTCATAGGTTCTCCGGGAAGCTGGAGATTACGCGACGACGGGCCGACCGTCAACGTAATGCTTCTCGTAGCCTTCCTTCTTGAGGACTTCGCCCGTGAACGACATCTCGCTCCACGAGTCGGCCTTGAACTCGTAGTCGCCGTCCGGGGACAGGTCGATCAGGGGCCAATAGTCGTCGCGGTTCTCGCCAGCGGTGTTGTCGGCGATATAGCGCAGCGCGCCCCGGATCGTCTCGCCCTTAGAGATGATGACCGTCCGGCTGTGCGCCGACGCAGTGTAGGTGACGATGATTTTGTCCCCGTCAGCGATGTTGGGCGCGTCCTCCTTGATGAAGATACGGCCCAGTTCGAGGTCCACGTCGTAGTTGGCCCCGCCTGCACCGCCGGGCACCGCAACCGGGGTCGGCGAGGTGTCGTCGGTAACGCTGGCAATGGTGACGGCACGAGCGCCGGTCGGGGCGGTCGGACCCACGCCAAGCTGATACCAGCGACCGCGAATCACGGTAAGCGTTTCCGGGGTGCTGGTGATCGCCGACACGGCCTGCGTCTCGGAGGTGCCCTTCCAGAGCATCGCGAGGTTTTCCGGCTGGATGTCGTCGGTCGTGAAGCCGACGGTCTGGTCCGACTGCGTGACGACCGAAGCGTCCTTGGCGCGCTCCTTCTCGTCCGAGGAGTAGTGCTCCTCGCGCGTCTCGTCGGTCGAGCCGGTCAGCGACGTGGTGTTGCCGATGTAGTATTCGCCCGTTAGATTGCCATCGGCGTCCATCCGGTCGAAATAGAGCTTGCCAGCCCCGAGGGTATAATTCTTCGTGCGCGCCATGGGATCAATCCTCCTGAACAAAGGGCATGGTAAGGTCCGTCACGTTCCCGACGGAGATGGGCATGTAGAAGTACGCGGTGTCTGATACATTATCTTTGCCCGGTCGCACAATAGGAATCTGATACCGGACTTCACCGATCAAGCCGCCCAGTCGCCACTCGTTCGGATAGAGGCCGCCGCGCGCCCCATTTCGGTTCTCCGTGGTGATACGGGCAAGCCGCATCTGGACCCACGCGAGAAGGTCGTAAGCCGGGTCGGTCGGATGCTTCTTGTTGTCCTTCGCGAACCCGTGGATCAGGATTGTCCAATCCTCGTCGTTCAGCAATCGGCCTGAGCCGCCCCCGTTCGGGTCGATCTGGCGCGGGGCTTCAAGGACCGCCAGAAACGGCTCCTTAACCTCGTCGCCGAACTCCACCCGTCCCCGGAACACCGAATCGCTCAGATCGTAGGGGCACTCCACCCCGGTCATCGGTTCAGGCAGATCGACCCACGCGGGAGTGATGCCCTCCAGATGATCGGTCAGCGCCTTCATGATCTTGAGCTTCTTGGAAATCATTTCACGCTCCCGCTGAGTCGGACGAACTGCCGGATGAACTCGCGCTGCAACTGGTCGGCCACGGAGGGACTTTCGGCCACGCTGGCTTGGCGGAACACCTGATCCACCGACGGTCCATACAGCAGATAGAGGTCGGGCGCTAGTTGAACTCCTGCCCCGCCCTTCTTTCGTCCCCGGAGCCGGTCGCCGGGCTTGAGCCGGATCGCCAGACCGACGTTGAAGCCGTCGCTGGCATCCGCCCCTCGGCGGAGCCGAACGAAGAAACCCCCCTCGATTCGTTTGGCCCCGCCGCCCCTGTTGACCTTGACGCGGACGCCGCCGGTTCGGCGCGCGCCCTCGAAACTCTGCCCCTCGGCGAAGCGGGCCAAGGAAGTCGGACGAAACCGGGCGGTGATCGCGGCAGTCAGGTCCGCGTCGGTCGCTCGCTTGGTCTGCCCGAAACGTTCGGTGTCCTCCAGATAGCCGGGCGGGAAGTTCACCTCGTCCTTCATGGCCTTCCGCATCTGCGGAACTGCCTTCCGGCTGGTCACGCTGTTGATCGCGATCCTCGCGGACGTGCGCGCTGCCGCTGGCTGGGCAGACAGAAAGTCGTCGATCTCAAGCAGGTTTACGGCAGTGATTCTAGCGGACATGCCCGCCTCTAGCCCCGCACCCGTGCCACGACCCATACGGTCTCGCTGGGGCCGTCTGGAGGCTCTTGGGTGTCGAGGGAGAAGGTGAGGCCCTTATAGCCCTCTATCGTCACCTCAGCGGCGCGGGAGAGGACGAGAGGGGCTTCCCCGTTGGCGACGAGGGCTGCTGACACTGCCGCCACGTTCTCGTCGAGGAAAACCAGCTTGTCGATCCCGTCAATGATCTCGGCGTAGTCGCCGTTCAGATCACCAGTCCGGTCGATCTTGTTGTGGTAGCGGACAGTCAGGCGCTCGCCGGTATAGTCCTCGGCGAAGATCAGGCCGTCCGGGTGATCCTCGTCTACCAGAGTCGCGGGTACGGCGAGCCTTCCGTGGATGGCCCGCCGCGCCGTTGCTTTGATGTCTACCAGAGACATCGGGTGCCTTACAGGCCGCCGTCGGGATCGCCGCCGCCGTCCGAGCCGCCCGACTTGTCATCGGTCTGCCCGGCTTCGTGCTGCTTGCCGAGGGTCTGGAGGTCGGCCTTCTTCGCCGTGGCCGGGTACTCGACCGAGTGGAAGTCGAGATACGCCTTCAACTGGTCCACCGACTTGTCGTCCATGGCGACATCCTGTCCGGCATAGTCCGGCACCTCGACGACCTCGGGTTCGGAAGCCACGACGCGAGCGCCGCCTTCCTGAATCGGATCGCGGTAGTGCAGCTTGCCGGTCGCCTTGGTCAGGCGGTCGAGCAGCGCCAGTTCGTCGTCCGTGAGTTCGACGACCTTCTTGGCGGCGAAGCGAACGCGGCGCTCCTCCTCCTTGTCGCCGACGGAGACCATGCGGGTCGTGGTGAACGCGACCAGAAGCAGTTTCAGTGCCATGATGATAATTCCTTGTTCTTCTCTGGGGTACAGGGTGAAAGGCCGGGGTCTCCCCCGGCCTCCCGTAGTTCAAGTTATTCCGGGTCGTGGACCTGCAACTTGAAGCTGTTGTTCGGCTCCATGGGAACTGGCAGCGGGGCCGACTGGCTCAGGGTGTATTCCTTCGCCGGATCGTCGTTCTTCTTGTCCACGATGCGCGGGAAGATACGCATCGGGCGGAGACCGGCGTTCGGGTCCTTGATGGCACCGAAGGTCTGGACGCCGCTCAGCTTGTTGCCGACGCCGACGACCGCGTTGGGGTCAATATAGTACCCCTCGGTCAGAGCGCCCGTGCTGGGATCGCGCTGGTGGAAGTACCCGGCGTAGGTCCAGATGCGAACACGCGCCGCCGACTGGCCGCCGACGAGGACCGCCTTGAGTTCGGCTTCCTTGTCAGTTTCCGCCTGACCGAGGATCGAGTGATCCGCAGCCGAGCCGCCGATTCGGTAGTCGGTGTTCAGAAGCGCCTTGAAGTCGGCGTTCTTGTAGGCCCGGTCATAGGCTTCTTCGCCCATGATAAGGTCACTGATCCGGCCACCGCTGAGCTTACGCGCCAGCTTCATCTTGACCTGCAAGTCCGTCAGCGGGACCGCCGCCGACTCGCCCCAGCGCGCCGTCGAGGTCAGAACCTCGGTCAGGTCGGCGTCGCGGTTGAAGTCGATAGTGACACGCGGATAGTCCTCGCCCTCGATCACGACGGAGCCGTTCACGAGCGCCTGAGCACACATCCAGTTGATCCGACGCTCGATCATCTCCCGTTCGAGGCGGAAGTTCTCGGCGATGGTCGCGTCATACCGCTGCTGCGGCGTCAGCGAACCGACGACCGGCTGCTCGCCAGCCCGGCGCTTGAACTGCTGCATGACATCCACGTCATGCTTCGGCTTCACATATGCGGGCTTGAAGGACCGGGTGTCGAACCCGCCCTTCGCCATCACGCGGCCCTCAACGTGCGGGGCAACGAACGGCGCGAGGATGTAGCGATCTTCGCTGATCTCGTCGAAGAACACCTTCTCGGTCGAGAAGGTGATCTCGTCCGGGAAGAACTGGAGGAAGAAAAGCGGGTCGATCTGCTGGCGGTTCTGGACGCCAATCAGAGTTGCGGTATCATAATCAGCCATCTGGCGTCTCCTTGAACAGGTCCCCCGTTCCACCAAGAACGGCATCGGGAAATGGGTACTTCAAAATCCCGGCGGCTTCAAGGGCCGCCGGGAGATCGGCTTACAGAAGCCGCTTGACGCGGAACGGAGCGCCGCCGACATCGAGCGCCGAGTTGCGTTCGAGCCACGTATCGAGCGAAGCAGGCCAGACCAGAAGGTCCGGGTTGAAGCAGCCGCCGACGTAGATTTCCGCCGAACGGTCGCCTGCACCGGCAGGGCCGCCCGAGGTCGTGTCGATTGCCGTGGCAAGGATGCCAGCGGGCTTCGCCTGCGGCGCGGGGGCCGTCTGCGAAGCCGCGCCGCCAGTAACCGCGACCGTGGCGGTCGGGTCCCAAGGCACGATCTTACCTGCCGCGTTGAACGCCACGATGGTCAGGACAGCGAGCGTCTGGTTCGTCAGAACGAGAGCGGGCTTGGTCTTGATATCATCTTCGGCGGTGAAAAGCTGAGTCGGGGTGAACGAGGCTTCGTCCGTAATCCCTGCGGCAGCCCAATCCGCATTTTCATAGCCCGGAACCGGCATGTCTAGTCTCCTTCGTGGAAATGGTTTCCGTGGATGGCTTCGGGCTTACGCCTTAGCCTGCTCGAACTTACGGCCCGTCGCTGCCGCCTGCGCCCCGAGGATTCGGGAAACATTGGCGCTCACGGCATCGCCATCATCGCCGCCGCCCTTACCGTCAGGCCCGACATCGGGGTGCTTGCCCTGATCCATGGCCTGCTCGAACTGCGACTTGCCCTTGGCCTTGTCGCCGCCGTCCTTGCCCTCGTCGTCGTCGCCCTTCGACTCGTCCTTGGGTTCATCCTTCGGCTCGTCCTTCGGCTCGTCCTTGGGTTCGTCCTTCGGCTCGTCGGCGGGAGCCTCGGCCTTCGGCGAGACCTTGAGCATCGCCACGGCGTCCTCGACCGAGTTATCGGTGTTGTACGCCAGATGCTCGGCGAGACCTTCACGGCCCTTCGCTTCTTCGTGGGTCATGATGCCCTTGATGCGAGCCTTGGCCTCGGTCAGGATCGCGGCCCGATCTTCGGAACTGATTTCTGCCATGGTTACTTCCTCCTGAGAGTCATCTTCGGTTGCAGGTTCGCTCGTGTCGTTGCCAAGCTCAGCCACGAACGACGCTACTGCCGTCGTTGGAGACTCCGCCGCGTCGATCAGGCCGAGCGACAACGCTTCCGTCGGCCTCATTACACGAGCCTCGGTGCCCTTGACAACACTTTCTTCGATTCCGCGAAACTCGGCCACGGCGGCATAGAACTCGCCAGCGCGTTCATCCACCATGCCTTGCAGATATGCACGGTCCTCCTTGGACATCTGCTCGTACATATTGCCGCTCGTCTTGAACTTGCCTGCCTTCACAAACTCGGCTTCGATCCCCCATTCCGCGAGCATCTTGCCGATATTCATATGCAGAATGTAGACGCCGATGGAGCCGACGCTGCCCGAGGGCGCGCATACGATTCGGTTGCAGGGAGCCGCCAGCCAGAAGCCGCCCGAAGCGGACAGGCTGTTGACGAGCGCCATGGTCGGCTTGTCGAGCGAATTGATTTCGCGCGCCAGTTCGTCGCACCCGGCAGCTTCGCCGCCCGGCGAGTCGTGATCGAACACGATCAGGTTCACGTCGGCGTCGGCGGCGGCAAGGTTCATCTGCTTGCGGATGAAGTCGTACCCGGTGACGAAGCCCCAGCAGTAATTGAAGCGGTTAATCAGGATACCGTGGACCGGGATCACCGCCACGCCGTCCTGATAGATGAACGGCTTCGCCGGGCCGTCGGGACCGTCCTCCCAGCCCCACGACGACATGACTTCCGTGCGAACCTCGTTCCACGCGGCAGAGGGGTCCGTGACCTGCTCCGCCTCGCTCAGAAGGCCCATGAGCATCGACTCGGCGTGGCGGTCGCTGATAAGGCAATCCCCCGCCGACATGCGGCTGAGGACCTGCGCCATAAGGCCGCGCTTACGCAGCTTCGTCATCGGATTCTCCCGTGTCGTTCATCTCGGCGTCGTCGGCGTTATCCTCAACGTCGCTCGCGTCGCCTTGGTCACCACCCTGTCCGGTGTTGCCCTTGTTCGTGTTCAGGTCGAACACGAGCTTATGTTCCGCCAGCAGACCGGCTTCAAGCGCCTTCTGCTCGAAAATCTCGCGGTAGTCATTCCCGAGTCGCCCGATCTCGATCTCGTAGGTCGAGAGGCCAGCCTTGATCCGAAGGATCGCGGCCTGCGTCTCCTTGAGTTCGTCGATCTGGCCGGTGCCGGTGCCGATCCACGCGCAGTTGCTAAACGCCTCGCGCATAAGCGGCTTGTAGAAGTCGTCGCGAGTGAAGCCCGGCGGCAGCGGCACCTCGCCCTGCGAGATGAACTCCTCCAGCACGTTGCCGTAGATGTTGTTCGCCAGACGGTCGGCGACCGACTTCTTACGCGACCGCATGGCTCGGCGGGTGTTTTCCGTCGAGAGCTTGGCCGTGGCATAAGACATTTTGGAATAGTCTCGTGAGAACTCCGCATAGTCCATGTTCAGGGCCGCAGCGGTATGCCGAAGCAGCGAAGCCTCGAAATCAGTTCCGACCCCGCCGGGTGTACCCAGCGTTTTCATGTTCAGCTTCGTGCCGGGGTACAGATGCGGGATCATCGCCCCGTCGAGCGCGATGTTCTCCGCCCCGGCGAGATACTTCTGGAGACCCGCCAGATAGGCACCGATTGCCGTGTTCAGCGATTCGGGGGTGCTGGCATCGCCGCCCATGGCGACAATCATTTCCGCCGTCGGCATCTCGGATTCGATGGCGGCACAGTACGTCGCGTTGATGACCGCGTTCTGGAGAACCACGTCCTGCAAGTGCTTCGTCATCCGCATACGCTTGAGGGCTGCGACCATATCGGCCACGCCGCGATGCTGATCCGGGAAAAGCTGCTCGATAATGTGGATCACCTGAGGACGGCCCCACGGCTTGTACCGGGGGATGTAGGTGAAATCGAGCGTGTCGTATGCGCCGGGCCAGAACGAGTTCGGGTGGTTCCGCTGGATGAAGTACCCAACGGGCTTGCCCCGCCCATCCACCTTGACCCCTCGGCGGAGGTCCTTCGTGTCGGTCTGCCAGTCCGGGTTGCGGAGGCGGCTGGGATCGACCGACTGAAAGCACGTCTTGATGGGCCGCCCGGCAGAGCGATCCCACTCAGAGGTCTCCAGCACTTCGCCGGTCATCACGAACCCGGCGACGCCGAGGCGAATCTTGCCGGTGAACGTGTTCATGCCTGCCGCGTCGAGGTAGCAGGCTTCGCTCTCGGCGATCAGGTGGAACCGATTCTCGATGATCTTCTGCGCCTCGTCGGCCCACTCCTTCGTCGCGCCGGGGATCACCTTCCACGCGATCTTGGCGTTCAGGCGATATTGCGCGCCGACGATGGAATCCATGTGCGACTGGATCGCGCCACGCGCGTAGCCATCGTTGATGACCATATCCTTGGCGCGAGCGTCGGCTGGCTCCTTGACGGTGTTGATCGCCCGGTCAGGCGGGATTGACGCGACGTTCCAGTTCGCGGTCTCGCGGCTGGTACGTTCAGCGCCCTCCAGCCCGCCGCCGAGAGCATGTTCGACGGAGCCGTTGCCCCGGTAAATCTGGACATCGGTACGACCCCGCATCTGGGTCCCGAAATCGAACGCCTGCTGATCTGCGCCCATTACAGCCTCCGTCCGAAGGTGAATCGAATTGGCCCACGGTAGACCGAGCGCAGACCTTGGCAGACCGCCAGTTCATTTTCAAGGCGAGTGATGTAGGCCAGAAGCCCGCTGGAGTTGGCGCGGCTATACTGGATGCTCTCGCCGTTCTGGTCAACGAACCGGGTGATAGCCCCGCCCGTCATGAGTTCATCGTATGCCTTGCGCGCCGCGTCGAGCCGGGTCTGGATTGAGGTGCAGTCCGCCATTGTGGCCGGTTCCTATGCGATCTTGGAAGCGATTTCCGTGAGGTCATAACTCGTTTTCGGCTTCTCCGCAAATGGTTCCGATCCGGGCTTTACAATAAAGGGATTAGCTGGGTCACGAGGATCGGCCCACGAAGGCAAGTTGCCCCAGAAATTCGGGCGCTCGCAGCGAATATACTTCGTGATGCAGAGCGCGATTGCATAGTA